AACCACTGCTCAGGCCAGAGAGACTTCTCGTCTTCTTCGTCCTCGTTCAAAATGGCCGGCAACTCCACAATTTCCCATGGAACCGCCTCTGGGTTCTTGGTTTGGTAGTCAATAAGGCGCCCAGTCAGGTCTAGGAGCGACCAACGGGTCATCACAATGATAATCCCGCCACCCGGCATCAAACGCTGCAGGGGGCCTGTCTGGAACCAAGACCAAGCTGTATCAAACGCGAGTCTAGAGTTGGACTTTACGTCCTGTTCCGAGTGAGGATCGTCAATAACGAACAGATCAGCACCACGACCAGCAAGAGCGCCCCCGACACCAGCAGCATAGTACTGACCGCCAGCGCTTGTAGACCACTTACCGGCAGCCTTTTGATCGTCGGCCACCATCGTATTGGGGAAAACTTCTCTGTATTCATCAGAATCAATCAAGTTACGTATCCGGCGGCCAAAGTCTTCAGATAAACCCGCAGTGTGCGTGCCCATGATGATCTTCTTCTCAGGGTATTTACCTAGAAAGTACGCAGGGAACAGGTAAGAGCTGAACTCAGACTTACCCATACGAGGCGCAATGTTAATAATCACACGCTTCTTGCGGCCTTCAACCACATCTGTAAATATTTTTGCTAGTTTCTTGTGGTGTGGGCCGATCTTAAAGCCCGGATATACCGCTTGGGCGAAGCCGAGCATGTTTGTTTTAGCCGCCTGTAGTCTGGCGCGGGACTCCCGAAGCTCTAAGTCGTCATACAGCTCCATCTTTTCTTTGACGCTCATGTGTGGCAACGCCTTGGCCATGGCTTCTAGCTCAAGCTTGCTGAGCGTTGTGAAGTTCTCAGGCTTCATCTTTATCTTCCACAACGTCCACAACGTCAATCACACCCATGAACCTGTTGAGCTTTTCTTTAATGCGCGTCTCAAGCTCTACGTCTGTCATCTGGGTTTTCTTGACCTCAACACGCTCAGTAAACAGCGCCACTTCGGTGACCTTACCGAGCATATCAAGCGCCTTCAGGCGTATACGTGCATCTGGGTGCTTAACTTCTTTTAGAATTTGTGCTACTGCATAGCCCCTGAGTTCCTTGGCCTGCTCGACAAACGCCCAATCGTATGCTGTCAGCATCCCGACCAAGTGCTGCACTGCAGCAGGGGCCTTTATGTTAGCCAGTGCTTGCTGTGTATTCTGAGGTGGCTGTCCTGTAACCAGTGAGGCAAAAGATTTTCTTGCCGCCTGTGCGTCTGCCTTAGACTCGGCCTCGTCATCGTCTAGTTCTAGCTCTCTAAGCCATTCCGCCGTTTTCACCTGTGCGTCAATAATATCTGCTGGCTCTGCGTCAGCAAAAGGCAACGGCGTAGCCGCAGTCATGTCGACCACGCTGGGTTCAAACTCGCCGTTAATTAAATGTTCTAGCATTGCGTAGGGTTTGTGCTGGCGTCGCACTTGTGGCCTCGTTGGTGTTAGTGTACACTTATTTCCGGTGATGGCGCAAGTCATTGCTTCTCCTTGATGGTTTCCAGTTGCCATCTTTGCCCCGGCCCGCAAGGTCGGGGCTTTTTTTATTATGCCGTGTCCAACGTTTGACATAGTACCTTGGAATTTTTTTATAATTTTTGGGGGGTGGGGGATCGTAATGTGGGTATTTCGATCCTGTTTTTTGAAAATTGGGATTGCGGCTACGGAATAGTGTTTATGTGGACGTGCCGTGGCGACCCCAAATAGGGTTGGTGGGGGTAGGGTGGGGGTTCTTTGTATTCAAAAACAGCCTCGAAAGCAGAATAAAGTACCCATTTGATAAAATAGAGGCATCGGTTGAGAAGTAGCTCAGTCGATTCGGGGAGATTTCTCCCTGACACATAACTTAGTCAATTCAAGGAGAACACCATGACTAAAGCAACGACAGTAGTAGTGACGTATCAGCAATTCGCAGAGGGCATCGGTCGCACAGATCGCATGACGCTAGAGGCAAGCCTGCCTTGGCACAAGCAATACGTGAAGCTGAGTGCAGAGAAGCAAGGCGAGTGGAAGTATGACTTCGTGCTGAACTATGTGATCGGTCGCATGGACTGCACACGCAAGGAAGCCGAAGCCGTCTGCGAGAAGACAAGGGTGCAACGCACGCCTGACGAGGAGAAGGTTGTTAACGCAGGGTCAAAGAAGTTTGCCGATCACATCAGTCGTACGGCTTCACGATCAGGCAGTAAGCCTGTGGTCGCAGTTCCCAAGCAGTTGGTGAGCAATATCGTGGCTGAGATTATTGACGCAGGCTTGACTAAGGCACAGTTCGATGCTCTGCTTGCTCAGTTGCGTGATTCTGTTTCATTCAAATAATCTGGGGAGATTTCTCCCTGCTTTCTGATGGCGGTGCAAGCGTGATGCTTGCCCGCTGTTTCGTTTCTTGTCCAATCAATAATCTCAAGGAGAGCATCATGCCAACTCGTGACATATTCAACTACTACATCCGTCTTCGTGACGTGCAAATAATGTGCTTCCAGCGCAAGCGCAAAGCATGGGCAAAGGCAATGGGTCAACAGCTCAAAGACTTGCGTGACGAATACCCTCACCTCAAATCATACGACTAAGGAGATCACCATGACCGATAACAAGTTCCTCATCTGCTGTTTAACCATCTGCTCTTGCGTAGCCCTAGGCTACGGCTTTGACACAGATGGCTACTACTTACGCCAAGCACTACTAGTGTTTGCAGGCTACACCATCGCTGGTGTGTTCTTTCTCATCAACTCAACCGAGGAATAATCATGCGTAATCTCATTCAACCCATCACCAAGGAAGTCGGCATCATCACCATTCGTGGGCGTGACTACCATATGCAAACCATCAGCTACGGCTCACGCAATCAGGTTCATGTATTCCGCAAGGGTGCATTGCATCTGCGTGGTCTTGTGTTCGAAACGCAGGCAGGCTACGACCAATGGCGTAACGGGATGCACCAACTCGACCTGCCCTTTGGGGAGAAATCTCCCCAAGTTCATCAATAATGAAGATTATTGAGGCAAAAAACAAGACCCAGCCAAATGTCCAACACTACAACCCCCGAACTAAAATGCGTGTAACCCCGCAAGCCGCATCCACGCTAGCGTTCCGCAAAAACTGTCCTATCTATCTATCTATTTAATATTATTATATATATAGAGATGTATGTATCAGGGGGTGAGCATTTTCCTTTGCTCAAAGACTTTTGTTTTTAAGCTGGCGTTAGCAATCCCCCAGCAAGATAGATACATCGGACACTTTTCCTGCTACACTAGCCTTGGTGCGGGTTCCGCACCTACACGCATCTTAGTCACAGCCCTGTAGTGTTGGACAATTGTCCGACCCTCATTTTTGGAGTCAATAATCTCATGTATGAAACGTACCTCAAACTCTCAGCCAACGAGATACACAACCGCTTAACCGAGCGCAACCTACACCCAGCCGAGATCGAACGCATCAAAGGCGAGGTGCTTGAACTGAAAGAAACCCTGCGTGTATCCAAGATCACACGCACCCAGCGCAAGGCAGAGTGGGACAAGGTTTTGCAACCCCTGCGCTACGAGATAAATAATGCCCGTGTTGGGCTGAGATACGGCGGGGAGAAATCTCCCCAAGAAAGAACGCTAGCGTTCAGCGAATACATACGCATCATGGAAAAGCTCATAGCCATGCTAGACGCCCCATCAAAAGCGCTAGACCACACACCCATACAGATAGCCCGTGACAAGGGACTGCCCAACGATGGCGAGCACTGGACAGACTGGATACCCGCTAGGGTCAAGGACAAGATAGCCTTGCTGTTCGATGCAGTACCCGTAGTCCCAAGGGGCAAGCGCAAGACACCCTTCCAACGCACGATGCTGCCCGACCAGCACGAGAAGGCTAAAGCAAGATTATTGACCAAGACGAGAAAGGAGATGGAAACGCTTGAGCGCAAGCACTCGGTTGCGCCAAGAGACGACCTGCAAGGCAGGATCACGCAGATGAAGCGAGCCCTCAAGATTATTGAAGCTCTGGACAAAAACGAAGCAGTGCCAGCCACATGGACAAAACTACACATACAGGGGGACTGACTACTATCAACTCTTTCTTGGGGAGAAATCTCCCCGAATGTTCGGCGCTTGGGCAATGCCGCACACCATCCCGCTACTGCCTAATCAAGGAGAAACAAAATGAAACATGACACGCTTATGCAGGCGCAGCTTAGCGCATACCCCGACAGCATCGTGCTGACTGACCATCAGATGCACACCGCCCTTCAACTCGAAGTGCCTGACTCGATGGACTACTACAAGCTGGAGGAATGGGGCTACTACGAAGACTTAAAGAAAGACGAGTGGCTTGCCAAGCGCTTGTTTGAAATTGATCTGCAAGCATTGATCGAACAGACTCGTGCAAGGTGGGCTCGCAACGCTCTGCTCTACAAGTGGCAGACACCTGATGGGTTCTTCTACGCCTGTAGCAGAAAGCCTGATGGATCGTACCGCTTTGTCGGGTTCAGGTACGGGCTAGAGGAGAGCCAGTACGCATCGC